TAAAATTATACTTCCGATTTTGCTTCCGGAAATACGCGTCAGAAGAATCCGTCATGGCCGAATATATCCCACGAATTTTTCAAATTTTCGGTAGTGCCTCCTCTTATCCTAAGAGGGGGATTGCATTGGGATCACACTTAACTTATTACCTGTCCTTTATCTTATTAAGGGGACAAGCACTGCTGTCAGGCATTGCAGGTGTCATGATAATCTGAAAGCAAAACCAACTTCGCGTCTTTGTGTTTTCGCGGCAAAAAATAGTCACAACGAGGCTGAAGCTCAACACAAAACTCTTGATGCGAGGATTTACGAATTGGATCATTCTTTAAAATTCGTAATCCTTTGCAAATGCGAGTCCGGCGAAAAGCAGGAATACAAAAAATAACACCACCATTCTTGGGAGCCGCTTATTCGTTTGCTCCCTGTGCTCCAATTTTTTGTGCATTGTTTACCTTTTATGCAAAACCGACAATCTGTCATAAAATTCGATCCTCAAATTTTTTTGGCACATCATTTGTTCAATCAAAAATGTAAACAAAAAAATGGAACAGAAATTCAAATAAATTAATATAAAGACTATGGGAAAAATAATTGGAATAGACTTGGGAACGACCAACTCGTGTGTCGCCGTAATGGAAGGCAGCGAGCCGGTGGTTATCCCCAACAACGAAGGCAAACGCACTACGCCGTCCGTGGTAGCGTTTTTGGATAACGGCGAACGGAAGGTAGGAGATCCGGCTAAACGTCAGGCAATTACCAATCCTACCCGGACTGTGTTTTCGATCAAACGTTTTATGGGTCGAAAGTATGATGAAGTACTCAACGAAATCTCCCAAATGCCCTATAAAGTAGCGAGAGGAGAAAACAACACCCCTCGCGTAGAAATTGACGGACAATTATATACGCCACAGGAGATTTCGGCTATCATTCTTCAAAAAATGAAGAAAACCGCCGAGGATTATCTGGGTCAGGAAGTGAAGGAAGCGGTAATCACCGTTCCGGCATACTTTAACGATTCGCAGCGTCAAGCGACCAAAGAGGCAGGCGAAATTGCGGGATTAAAAGTACAACGTATCGTCAACGAACCTACAGCGGCAGCATTAGCCTATGGGTTGGACAAGAAAAACAAAGACTCGAAGATAGCCGTATTCGATTTGGGAGGAGGAACATTCGATATCTCGATTCTCGAATTGGGAGATGGCGTTTTCGAAGTAAAATCGACCAATGGCGATACCCATCTGGGAGGTGACGATTTCGACCAGCGAATTATAGACTGGTTAGCCGAAGAGTTTCAGAAGGAAGAAGGCATCGATCTTCGTAAGGATCCGATGGCTTTGCAACGACTGAAAGAGGCCGCCGAAAAAGCCAAAATCGAATTGTCGAGTTCTACGACTACCGAAATCAACCTGCCATACATCATGCCGGTAAACGGAATACCCAAACACTTGGTGAAAACACTGACTCGGGCCAAATTCGAACAATTGATTGACGACCTGTTGCGAAAATGTATCGCTCCTTGTCAAACGGCGATGAAAGATGCAGGATTGAGCAATTCGGACATTGACGAAGTGATTCTGGTAGGAGGATCGACACGTATCCCTGCCGTTCAGGCATTGGTCGAAAAACTTTTTGGCAAAGCTCCGCACAAGGGCGTTAATCCCGACGAAGTGGTTGCCCTTGGTGCCGCTATTCAGGGCGCCGTGCTCACGGGCGAAATAAAAGATGTGCTGTTGCTCGATGTTACTCCGCTTTCGCTGGGTATCGAAACACTGGGAGGCGTGATGACAAAACTCATCGAAGCCAATACCACCATTCCTACCCGCAAGAGCGAAATATTCTCGACGGCAAGCGATAACCAACCTTCGGTACAGATCAATGTTCTGCAAGGTGAACGTGCAATGGCGCGCGACAACAAACAGATCGGCGTGTTCAATCTCGACGGCCTGCCACCTGCACCGCGTGGTGTTCCTCAAATCGAAGTTACGTTCGATATCGATGCCAACGGCATTCTCAATGTATCGGCTAAGGACAAGGCTACCGGTAAGGAACAGAAGATCCGCATCGAGGCTTCGTCCGGACTGAGCGAAGAGGAAATCAAGCGCATGAAAGAAGAAGCTGCCGCCAATGCCGAAGCCGACAGACGCGAAAAAGAGCGCATCGACAAGCTGAATCAGGCCGACTCGTTGATCTTCCAAACCGAGAAACAGCTGAAAGAATGGGGAGACAAGATTCCTGCCGACAAGAAAGCACCGATCGAGGCCGCGCTCAACAAACTGAAAGATGCCCACAAGGCTCAGGATTTGGCGGGTATCGAGGCCGCTACCAACGAGCTGAATGCCGTTTTCCAAGCTGCTTCGCAGGATATGTACAATGCGACTAATGCAGGTGCGGGTCAGCAATACTCATCGGCCGATTCCGGCAGCCAGTCGCAAAGCAACAATAGTGGCAACAAAACCGATGGCGATGTGACGGATGTAGATTTTGAGGAAGTAAAATAATCCACATAATCAAGTCTTAATCAAAAATAAGTAAAAAGCGGTAGTACAATGTATTACCGCTTTTTTATTGGTAAATATTTCTTGATACTTATGCTTTTATATCGGTTTTTTATTGTATATTTGCTACATATTTGTTACGCGACTTAAATAACAGTAAGGTGCGACTAATAAATACTTATCACTACTTATTCATTCCAAAAACGATTGATATGCCAGGTAGCAAATTTATTCTTCCAAGGACTTGCGAAAATTGCGGAGCTCAGTTCAATGCTAAAACTGTATATTCAAAGTTTTGCTCGAAGAAATGTTCGGAGGCTGCAACTCGTAAAAAGAAGGCGCAAGAAAAACAGGAAGAACAACGCCAAAAGTTAGCCGCGCAAATCCCCACCGACCGCCCTTATATCTCCATTGCTGAAGCAGTAGCATTATTTGGCATTTCAAAAGATACCATTTACCGCCTAATCCGAAAAGGCAAAATTCCAGCAGTCAATTTGGGAGAACGACTTACACGCATAAGCCGTGCACATATTGAAGCTATGTTTCCCAAGGTTGAAATAGCAAAAGCCATTCAACCGATAATTACAAAACAAGAAATCAATTTCGACCCCGCTAATTGTTATACCGTTGGCGAAATATCCCAAAAGTTCGGCATTTCACTTTCAACAGTCGACAAAACCATTCGCAAAAACAGCATACCTAAGCGTCAAATCGGAAAATATGTCTACGTGCCGAAATCCGAAATCGACAAACTTTTTAAATGAAACACCCGATGAATTATAATATCGACAAATACATAATAAACGAGGACAACTCGGCTCGATTTGTTTTAGGCATGGACAGTCGCAATCCTTTGTTCGTTATTGGGGTGAATCCCGGTACTGCCGATGACCGAAAACCCGATGCCACCATTCGAAGAATAATGGGTTATATGCAACGCAATGGATTTGATGGATTTTATATGCTGAATGTTTATCCCATACGGGCAACTTTCCCGAAAGAATTACCAAATGAGTGGAATGAAAATTTACACAAACAAAATATCCAACATATTGAAGCATTATTCCAAAATCATGATAATCCAACAGTTTTAACAGCTTTCGGCGACACAATCCGCATCAGGCCCTATTTGAAAAAATGTTTCGTCGATATTGCTTCAATCATTTCAATACATAACCCAAGATGGAAAATGATTGGAAATCCAACCAAATTGGGAAATCCCCGTCATCCCTGTCGAGGAAATTATCAATCACTTTATGATTTTGATGTCAACAAATATTTATCCCGATAATCATGCGCAAATCATTGGCTAAAACCAAGTGTACTGTAAAGCTTCGCAAATCTGAATATCACAACGAATGGTATTTGATACTCGAAAGCTATCCGGTTTTCAATAATGGCACGGGTAAACCTCAACGAATCATTGAGGCTCTCAATAGGACAATAACAACCCCTATATGGGATAAAACAAGACCCGCCCGAACTTCCGGCGATGGGACAAAAACTTATAAACCGAAAAGAGATGCTAACGGTATCATTCTATGCAAAAGCACCATCGACCAGGAAGCCTGTACCTTTGCCGATGGCGTCCGCAGCATTCGCCAAAAAGAATATGACAACTCCGATTTATACACCGAGAAAGAAGCCGAACTTGCAGCTCAGAACCGGCAACGGCAAACAGATTTTATCGAATACTTTTTGAAAGTTTCAAAAGACCGGCACCGTAACAGTTCCCAATCAATTATAGTAAACTGGAATCGTGTCGGGGAATTATTGAAACTCTTTACCAATAATCAGCCGCTCCCGTTCTCTCAAATAACACTGAGCAAAGCCGAAGAAATTCGCCGTTTTATGCTTTCAGCCCCGTGTGGTGGCAATAAGAAAGGCACGGTATCACATAATACCGCCGCTACTTATTTCAGCATTTTCAAAGCAGGTTTAAAACAGGCTTTTATTGATGGATATTTAATCGTGGATATTTCGGCTAAGATAAAAGGCATTCAAGAGCAGGAAAGTCGCCGAGAACATCTGACGGTCGAAGAACTCAACCTCTTGGCTGCAACATCATGCGAACACCCTGTCCTCAAGCGTGCTGCACTCTTTTCTGCCCTTACGGGACTACGTCATTGCGATATTCAAAAACTGCGTTGGAAAGAAATTCAAATAGAGGGCGACACCTATCGCCTCAACTTCACACAGCAAAAAACAAAAGGCGTCGAATATATGCCAATCAGCAAACAAGCTTTCCAACTTTGCGGTGAACCGGGTAAGCCTAACCAACTTGTTTTTGAAGATTTGCCAGACCCCTCTTGGATTTCGGGACCATTAAAGCGATGGATAAAATCCGCAGGAATCACCAGGAATATAACTTTCCACTGTTTCCGCCACACTTTTGCCACACTCCAATTGGCCAATGGAACTGACATTTATACCGTTTCAAAAATGTTAGGCCATACCAACGTTAAGACTACTCAGATTTATGCCAAAGTAGTAGATGGGAAAAAACAAAAAGCTGCCAATGCAATCCAAATTAATCTTATCAATAATATAGACCGGGAGAAGCCCAATGAATGAAGCCATAAACTCAATTATTCGTGGCGATCTTCGCCCCGATATTGAAGATAAAAAAGACGATGATTTTTATATGCCTGAATTTCGTTTGCTCGACGAAATCAAAGAAAATTTCATTGCTCATTTCAAAATAAAATTTGTTCCGCCCCTTATGTCCGGCAAGGTGCAGTACTACAAGCGAATGATCGACAATATAATTGCTGCCGAATTAAACAACCAATTCTATGAGCTCGACGGTGGCGACGACGCCGTGATTGCATTTCGCCGAAAAAAGATGCTATCGATTATCGAGACCTTTTTAAAGGATATTTTTAAAACCATTAATCGTTACAACTACGATATAAATGTTATTCTTTCTCCCCGCGTCAATTATTCTGTCGACCTCCGGCACAAAGAATGCACATATATTTTCCACTATTTCATATTAGCGTTAATTCGCTGTTATATGGAATTTCAAGCTCATTTTAAAGACTTCATCGAAACCGATAAACAGCTTAGCATCGAATATTTCTTTGTCCGGATTTTGCGTCGCCCTATGCCTGATAATATTGGTATTGAGAAAATTCAAACGATTGAAATAGACAACGCTCTACAAATTGAAAAAGAAATTGCAGAAACAAGCATTTCCATTCAGACCTTACAAAGCAAATATGACACATTCATGACAGCGGTCTCTCCTTATAATTTTTTAGAATTACCAAAAATGAAATGTCTTTCGGCTGAAAAACAAAAAGAATTGGTTCTCAATCTGGTTAAAGATATTCCGTATGCTATCGCAATGATCGAATTTCTCGAATATCCGCAATATCTGGCAAATAATTATGAAGGCATGAAGACCAAGTCAAATCAATACAAACATATTGCAAAAGCGTTATGCTCAAAATTTGATACGGTTAAGGGCCATTTTTTAGCTCTCCGAAATCCCAATTCCAATAAAGCAATTAATTATTCTTCTCATCAATATACCGAAATAGTCAAAAATGACTACCAAAATATACGCAACAAATAACTGATATTCAACTACTCCCCTAATTCAGGGGTAAAAAAACCCTAATTCGGGGGATTTTCGTCTCAAAACTCCCCCCATTCATTTGTGCCACTATTCCATTTCGGAGTAGTGGTTTTCTCGTTATTGGCACACCCGAAAGCCTGACCGCCGAAAACAGATAATATTGTATGTTTTTAAATCAATTGTACAAAAAACCGGACTCCAATTCTCACTCGTTAGAAGTCATGCCATCTGCATCCGACTTTACACAAAGCGAAATTTCTTTCAATGATATGCCTCAGGCATTGGCATATCTAATCAGTAAGGTAGATAAACTCGAAACCTTGCTCAATGTATCAATGTCCGAAAGTTATTGTCCGGAATCCGATCGTTGGTTCAACTTACAGGAACTTTGCGAATATCTGCCCGATCGTCCGGCCCGCCAAACCGTTTACAGCTGGGTTGGGCAACGACTGATCCCCTATCACAAAAAGGGAAAGAAATTGCAATTTCTCAAATCGGAAGTTGATAATTGGCTCAAATCCGACAAACGCAAGAGCCTCGCCGAAATTCAGGCCGAAGCCGAACAGTTTACCCTTGCTAAGAAAGGAGGCCGAAAATGAGCAAACCTAAACGTATCGGGGAAATTCTCGCAGAAATGGCTATGAACCCCACCGACGAATTGGGCCGCATTTTCCGAAAATGCCCCTGTGTGCAGGTCGAACTCGTTCGCCAAAAGCATTTATCACTCAACGAACTCACCGATGACGAAATCGACAAATTAGGACACCATGCCTTTCTCGAAGATTGGATTGATGCGCAAGACGTGATGCACTACCTGCATATCAGTCCGCGCACCCTGCAAACCCTGCGCAC